AAGAGCTTAACCGACAGCGTGCGGCAGAGTACCGCAAACGCCAAAAATAATCAATCCCGCTTCGGCGGGATTTTTTGTTCCCAAATTCGAGCAAAAAAATCCCCCGGCATAGTGCCGGGGGAGAGCATATTAGAAGTTCCAATAACTTTCGGTTGATTCAAAATCATCAACCTTTTTGGCAAAATAAGCTTTCCACACTTTATCTCCGACATCTTTGCCAAGATAATCGGTTAAACTGTCGTACGCCTTTTTAATTGTTGCTGTAGTATGTCCCTTATCAGCGGTTTCCAACATTTCAATGACTTTCTTTTCATCTTTGTTTCCAATTGCTTCTCTTAAATTCAATGCCATCATGATTTTTTACTCCTTTTGTTTTTTTATTGTAACTATATGTTAACATAACATTATACTAATGTCAATATACTTTTAAAAAGATTTTAAAAAAATCCCTCCCGTCAATTCAGACGGGGGAGATGCTTATTAATTTACTATGGTAGGCATTACCCAGTGCAAAACAAGATTCCTATTTTCTTTATCAGTACGGGGGCCAGTCCAATAATGTTGCCAATGTCCGCGCCGAAGGTGCTGTCGAGGGGAAGATTGAGAACCTGATTCTTCAGACGGAAAGCTCTCGTTTCTATTTATAATAGTATCTTCAGGCAGTAACACTTTGAATCCGGCGTTTTCAATGTCAACCTCCCGGAATTTATCTTTAATTGTTGCTGCCGGATGGTACAGCCTTTGCTGCTCCTCATCAGGCTCAATCGAAGCATTGTCTGCACATATATATAGCACAAATTGTATTGCTATTTTCAATGCTTCCTGAAGGCAACTTTGGATTTGGTCAAACTGAGAGAGGTAGTTTGTTTTCCTGATTCCGTTTGACTTTTTTACTGCGCGTGATAAGAGTTCATTGACTGACTCGGATATTGTTTTATTGTCTACCATATCCAAAATCGCCGGAGTCATTGCATATCCGTTCGGCTCTTTTACGGTAAAAAGCATCCGTAATTCAAACTGTTTAGTGTGCATGTCTTGCTCCAAATGCACGAAAAATCCATCATACTCAAACCATTCTATCTCGTTTGGAGCATGAATGTATGCACAATATTCCGGTAATTTTTTAAATGCCTGCATTGGAATTATCATGTTACCAGTATCTTCTGCCTGACTGATTAGGGCCTTAGAAAGGTTGTCAGAAAAATTGTATACCACTTTATGATACCGCCACGCCGCGAGAGCTGCTAATTCCATAGCTCCCAGTTCCATACTTCCGCCGTTATCTACTGCAAAAGACTTTGCTCCAAAATACTGCATGACTGCCTGACAAGCGCCAATCGGAATGTAGACGAGCTTATCATCCCATTTTGGATAATCAGACTCATTGTCGTCATACATTCCGTCCCTAAGATGTTCAACCAATTCCCAACATCCCGGATGTTCTTTTGAAAATTGCTGCACTAAATCGAGGGGCAGGCACTTCGTTCCTTTTCTCATTTTACAAGTTCCTCCATTGTCGTACCCAACACCTCAGCAAGCCTTTTCAGCTGACCGTATTTCATTCGGTCAAGGCTACATTCTCCACTTTCATAACGCTGATAGGAGCGACGAGCTATTCCAGCTTTATCGGCCAGTTGCTCTTGCGTGAGGCCGGCAACTGTGCGTAATGATTCAAGTTTTGACATTATATTTACCACCTAATTTTTTCAATCGTTCCAGAGCCACAGATAGTCGTTTGTGATTAAGCTCGGTACCTACAAATTTTTTACCTGTTCGGTACGCAGCGCAGGCCACAAGGCCGCGCCCCATGCACAAATCACCAATACAGGTATAGCTTTCGTTTTCGCATACCCATGTTATTATATCTTCCTCGTCAATTCCGTCAAGTTTCGGCTTCTTCGCTTTACGGCTGCCGCGGACAATGTAGCATAAGTTGTCATTTTTGTGGTAGTAGGAGCTGTTATAAAACGTCACATATTTATAGATTTCTTGCATCTTTGTGATAAAAACGGCAAGATATTCTTTGCCAATCTCCAAATAGCAGGTTGCCGGATGTATCTTTTTGATGCAATCAAAGAGCCGGTCTATAAACCGGCCATAGTCGCTTTCAGCATCATAAATCCCGGCCTTGGTGTAAAATGAGCGGATATTCCCCTGATTCCACGGCGGGTCGCAGAAAATTAGGTCTGCCTGTTTCATGAAATCTGGCAGGGGAGAGAATACATTGCTTACCTGCAGTTTGCTTCCATTCTCAAACTCGGCGGTACCGTGCTCAATAGGGCAACGGAGGTAGGCATTGCCGTAATTCCAATCAGGCATCGTCCGGCACCTCCTCCATGTGCCACGCTTTGGAGTGGCTGGCGTTTTTAAAAATCTCTGCAATACCAGTTATCTGTTTCAGCCGGTAAACTTCCTCCATGTCCATGCCGAGGTGTTGACTGATATCCTCATCACTGGCGCCGCTCTCTACCAACTTTTGCACCAAATCGCCCATCAAGTCTACCTGATGGACGCCGCGAGCACGGTTGAACTGTACGGTGGATGCCATGCGCTGGCTAATATCCTCATTGAGCACGACGACAGGCAAAACATCTGCCTGCAAGTAGTCTTTAAAAATCAAGTAACGGTGGAATCCATCAATCACTATGTATTTTTCAAGGATATCATCGTAAATCGTCACGACAGGAAAGCAGAATCCGTTGTCCTTTACCGACTGCAGCAGCAACTGCATATTGTTGTCACTTACATGGTTCGGGTTGTAATCATTCGCCTGCACCTTGTCAAGCGGCACAATGACCGGGTTCATGCAAGGCAGGGTGATTTTTCCCTCTTTTGTGTCGATTTCATCTATGCCTTTGATTTCAAAAGGATGATTCAAAGCAAATTCCTCCATTTCTCCAACGTCTTTGCCCGCGGGTCAACGGTATTGTTGACCGGTAGGTTATTCTCGTAGTCGTTCAGTATCAACTGCCGGCACTCCTGACGGGCAACATAATTGTTGTTAAGGTATCGCGCAAACCGTTTTTCAAAGATGTGCTTTTTTCCCGCATCCGGATAAGTCTGTAGAAGGAAATCACGATAATCCATCCAGCACTTATAATTCTTCGGGAGTTTCTGGCACCGCAGTGCCTTTCGGTCTTTTCCGTAAAGATGCCCGACCTCAATTCCCTCGATGCGTTTCAACAGTCGGTCATAAGTCTTCGGCTCAAACTCTGGAAGTTCCACCAGCGCCTTAAATGACTTCTCATGGATAAGGGAAGACACACGGATTTCCTGCATCTTCATTCCTTTTTTCCACTCATAGTCATAGATCTTGCTGTACCGGATTTTGTTATCATAAATATACTTCCAGATGTCGTGAAAGTTCCAGTCGTACAAAGGGTAGAAGCTTGCACTGCCCTCTGCTTTTTTGATTTTTGTACACCAAAAGCAGTCTTTGTAACCCGGATTCTTTGCCACTGCTCGGAATCGGTTCATGCTCTCTGTTGCCCGCAGACCAACCAAAAAGGCAGTATGTGGACGTGACGCTTCAAAATTATCTATTACGTCATAGAATCCGAAGCCTTTTTCCTTGTCACGAATGGTGGTCTTGGACTTGTCCCATGGAACGTGCTGAATCGAATATGGCACTTTTGGACGCATCCAAATGTCATGTTTTCCAGGCTCCCAGCAGATAAGCTGCCCCTCTTTATAGCTGGTGCTGTTTGTCAGGTGGAACGGGAACTGGAACCACAGCCGAATCGTGTTTTCAGGATATAGGTTCATTAACCAAGTAACCTGCTCAATGGTTGACTGGTATACAACTTCTTCATCTTCAAAGAATACGCCGACTTTGCGACCGCGACGGTGCGCCTCATGTAGCACTGTCCAACAGAGCACTGTGCTGTCCTTGCCGCCGGAAATTGATACGATAATATTTTCAAATTCGTCAAAGATGTATTCAATGCGCTTGTGCAGGGCGGTTACAACATCTTCACTGATATATACCTGCTTCAGCATAAAATTCCTCCAATCTGCCGAGCCATTCGTTAAAAGCGTTGATATAAACATCATCGATGCTTAGGCCGGTGGAAACATAGGTTAGTTCTGTTTGCTTGGTTACCCGCAGAAAGTCATTCATCTGCAGCCGCCGGTGCTGCCAATCAAGCAAAATGTAATTCTGCCCGGCAACTACATGGGGATAGGTCGTAACATTAGGCAACTTGTACCGCAAATTTCGAGCTACATATTGTAGTTCCGGCCGGATTCCATCCTTTTTCCACTTGCCGGTAAACACGTGCAACTCGCGTGGAATAACATCCGGGTCACGATTTCCAATGCTTTCAAACAAGCTATTCCTTTTCTTTTCGTATTCCTCTGCGGCGCCGGCCGGCAGGTCAATCGTATCAATATTTAGTGTAAGGCACTGGTTTTGACAGCGAATGTCTTCCTCCAACAGAAAGTCTTTATCAAAGCCAAATCCTTTATGCTTTGACTTTGTATCAAAGTCCAGTAGAATCATGAAATCTGACGGGTCATTGATAAATGGGAAATATTCAAAAACCATCTGGTGCCCGCACTGGTTGAGGTAGTGCCGCAGACAATTATATGTGAGGTCGCTGCGGTTGTTGGTGCGCATAAACTCATTCACTATCAGCAGATGATTCTCTCCAATTTCCTCCAAGAGCGGGTAAAATGTGCGGTACATGATTACTTCCTTGTACTCAATCTGCCTAATCGGCACATCCCCAAGGTCGGGCAGAGCCATTTCAAATTTTTCGGGAGAAAACACAATGACGGATTTCACATCATGCGTTTTTACGTATTCTTTTATCTCCGACTGCTTTTGTGCTTCGTTCAAGCCAATTCGTATCAATTTCATCGTCCTTTCCATCTATCCAGTCTAATAGACTCTTCTTGTTTTTGCTGTGCAGCTTATCTTTAAACTGTGCTGACATATTTTCTTTTCGCGAAATGCAGTCTAAAATTCGGCTATCGATTTTTGCAAATGCTGCAATATCAATAATTCTCACCGGATTTGTCTGCCCGATACGGTGCATGCGGTCTTCCGCCTGCTGCCGTGTTGCCCAGTCCCAGTCGTTGTTGTAAAAAATTGCATTGTGACAAAACTGTAGGTTTAGTCCAAATCCTGCACAGCTCTTATTGGCAAGCAGAAATTGCGCAGAATTATAGAAGCGGTCTAACTCTGACTGGCGTTTTTTATGTGTCAAGTTTCCGTCGCAAATTGCGACGGATTTTCCTCTGGAATGCAGCATATCCTGAATGTCATTTATCTCGTGCTTGAATTTACACCAGATTACCACTTTTTCATCGTCTGAAATGCCTTTCAAAACATCTGATAAACACTGAATCCTTGGATTATCCAGTATATTATCAAAAAATGGACAGCTCTGCATTGCCTGACGAGCTGGAGTTAATATCCTGTTTCCAGACGTTACCTGCTGCAGAGCATTGAAAGTGCGGTAGATTATAACAGAATCCTCAAATTCATTGTTCCCGCAGAGGAGTGCCTCTGAAAGAAAGTCATCCTTTACAGCTTCATAATGAACACATTGCTCTGTAGTTAACTCAAAGTCGCGATATTCGTACTCTTTTGGCGGCAGCGTCAGCACATCTTCCTTTTTGATTTCAACCGTAAAGGGCGAAATCTTATCAGTAAGGTAATCTGTATTGAGAACTCTGCGAATCTTGTGCTTGTATTTATCATCCATTTCCAAATGATTGGCTGCAAACGACCAATAAGACCGATAACCTAAAATTCGCCAATCCAAAATAAAAAACTGCTCAAACAGATCTGCGTAATTCCTTGAAATCGGAGTGCCGTTCAGTATCAGTTTATACCTGCAGCATTCTGCAATCCGCTTTACTGCTTCGGAGCGCAGTGCATGGGGACTTTTGCAAAGCAGACTTTCGTCTACTATCAAAAAACATTTTGTCCGCTTTACTAATTCCAGCAGTGCTGTGTTTGCTTTATAACTACTGGACAGCGTTTCAATCCCGCATATGTCAATCAACCCCGGTTCTATGTCGGCGTGCTTGTTCAAATCCTCCAACAGATTCTTTTTGCACGAGCAAGGGCAGAGCCATAATACATGGTCAATTTTACCTGCGACGAGGCGCCGCTCAATAAGTTCAAGCGTTGTGCGGGTTTTTCCAGTGCCCATCTCCATAAACAGAGCACCTACTTTTAAGTGCGAAAGCTTTTCGACAGCCTCCCTTTGATAATCGTACAGTTCTGTTTTTAACTTCATGCTTAATCATCCTTTAAATCGTCCGGGATGGTGGAATCTTGCATGATTGCATCAAGCCGTTCAGCCTGTGATGGCATTTTCTGTGTTTCTTTTACCTTTACAACCCCGATTACTTCCTCTTGGGCTGCATTTATGTACTCTTTTGCCCCGTCTGAAATGCTGAATCCATTAAGGTCAGCAAAGTCCAGCACCTCGCGCCAGTTGCGCAGTGGCACATCTATTGAACCATTGTCACGGTCCCAGTGAGCATCAGGCAGAGTACGTGCTGCAGAATACAGCGCATCATTCCCATGTTCCCAACTGAGAGCGAGCACCTTGCTATTAACCAACCAAGATACCCAGCGCTTTTGCTCCGCAGCATAGGTGGCATCCACCGCCGCGCGGCGAATGTCCTTGTCCGAACAAATCACTTTAAAGCCGGCAGTCAGCAGCACATTTATAGTTTCAGCAGCGCGGTCGGCTGCAGTCCCGCTGAATTTGCCGCACACGCGCTGCCAACATCTGTCGTCACTGTTCCATGAGTATCCCAACTGATACCGCATGAGTTTGCGGAAATCCTCGTCCTTCTGGTACCGTGCGCTCACGGTATCTCCTGACACTAAAATTTCCGCAACACCGTTATGCAGCACTTCCTGTGGAAGCAGCGTTGTTTCTTCTTTCACCTTGTCCACGATTCCGCTTGCTTTTTCCTCGCTTCTGGCATAGAAAGTAAGATAGGAGTCGACTAATCCCCTGAGTTGCTTATTCACATTTTCCAGGTCATAATTCCACTCACGGTTATCTATCCAAAACCGCGAGTCTACAGCAGTAGAGAGCATTTCCCATGCGCGGTCATGCACTTTCTGCAGCTTTTCAATGTTGCTTTTTGCCATAGCGACTTCTTTATCGCTGTGCCTATCTTTCTGAGATTCGAAACACTTCTTTGCCTTTTCGAGTTCATCCGAACGCAGCTGTATCTGCTCCAGCGCGGCAGCACGAATGGTTTCTGCCCATTTTATTTGCGCCTCACTTCCGGTGAGGTCTGGTAGCCCAACTTCTTTTTTTGCCTGTTCCGCTTTTTTTAAGCTTTCGGCACGGCAGTTGACCTTGTAGCACTTCGGGCAATCTGTTGTCTTTGCCCATTCTTCCTTTTCGGAGCGCTGCTTAGAGCTTATATAATAGATGTATCCTTCATGGCCGCAGCCAAAGGTCACTTTCTCCATTTTTTCTCCGCGCATCTTTATCCCTCCAATGCGCCAAATATGACGCTTTCAATTAACTATATTATGCGCCACTTTTGGCGCTTTGTCAATACAATAAAAACAAAAATGTGCCATAAGCTCAATTAGCTATGACGCATTTTTTGCTCATCATTAATGTACTGAGTGATGAATTTTTTTATTTCTGTTGTTGGAGTAGTACCATTTTCATGGCATTTGGAACGAAATGCTTCTAGCATTTCCGGTTTAAGGTCGAGAGGGAAGCGTACATAGTTGCTTCTGATATGCTTTTCTTGAGCCAAATATTGTTTTTTACTTTCCACAGTGAGCCTCCATAATACTGACCGCAAATGTTGCAGCAGAAAGGATTAGAGCAATTACGCTTAAAACATTAGCCCCGTATCTGATTACAAGCGCAAGGTTGACCACTGTCAGTGCCAGTAATGGAACATTAATTATTTTCTTGAACATAATGAGGGAGTGAGGTATAATTGGGTATAAGGAATTGGGGGATTTGTGCCCCCTCAACCTTAGCTCTTAACGATTGCAACGATTGCTGAAATAATTCCTGTGATGAGTGACGCCCATTCGAGAATTTCTTTTAGCGCTTGTAGCTTTCGCTTAAGAGCTTTTTTGTTTTTCTTCCTCACTCGCTTACCTCCTTTCTATGTTTACATTATACTATATACGTACGTATATGTCAAGCATATTTTTCCTTAATTTTAACAAAAATATATACTTTTCAAATAGCTTTATTTAATGCTGATTGTATTACACCACATTTAGCGTATTAAGCAACATTTTTTTAGAAAAAAGCTAAAAAGTCTATTGACAAGCGAAAGCACAAGCGATATAATAGTAGCGTAATAAGCGATTCACAGAAAGAAGGTGAAAAAATGATTGCAGTAAATGAACTAAAAGGCAAAATTGTTGCAAAAGGTTTTACGCAAGAACAAGTAGCTAAAATGTTAGGGATTAGTGCAAATACTTTTCGCAAGCGGCTTTCTCGTGGGGTATTAG